TAAAATAGATAATATTTCTAGTTTTGAATTTTATAAGTTACCAACTATGCGAATGTATAATATTATGAGTGATGAAAAAATATCTAATATTATTTGTTTTTGCTGTTCATCATTTTTAAATAAAAAAAATTGGTCTCCTTGTAGAAAAATGACTAAAATTATTGATGAAATAATTGAGATAATAAATCTTAAAAAAAAAATATATTTTTCAATTTTAATAGATAAAATTAAAAATAAATATTTAATCGATGATATAAATCTTTTTCAATATTTATTTTCATCATAAAGTAAATTATGTATATTTATTATACTCTGAGATAATGCTTTTCTCATAAATAAAAAGCCATAAGACCGTATTTTTTTAATTAATTCTTCATTAATATTATTAAATTCAAGTGCTTGTGTTTTTTGTAAATCATAGTTACAAAAATTAACTTGTTTTTTAATAATTTTTTTTTTAAAAACATGTATTAATATATTTATAAAATAATGTTCATCTGGACAAACCATATGTTTAAAATATAAAGTGTAATCATTATTTAAAAATAATTGTACATCATCGCGAATTATAATCATATTTGGCTGCTGCTTTACAAATAAATTGGGATGAATTAATTTTTTAAATCTATTTTCTAATTGATTATAACGTTCAATTCTATTTCCTTCAATATAAGATAAAACTGAATTTGGAAATTGAGTGATAATTTTATATAATGTATCAAAATTATATAATGGAATACAACTTTGAGTTAAAAATATAAAATAAGTATTATCAGAATCCTGATTAAATGCATTTTCTAATAATTTTAATGTTGCATTCACTATACTTATATCAGATTTACTTTTCGTGAAAATAATATCTTTGACAGTATAATATTGAAATTCTAATTTTGATGTAAAATTTTCTGAAGTTTTTGGATGAATATAAATATTATATTTTGTTGAATCAGCATTTTTAAAAAAAAAATTCCATATATCAAATCTTACTAAATCATTATATGTTAAAAAACAGAATGCTAGTTTTATCATCTTTAATTTATATTTTTATTTTAAATTTTAAGTATAAATAATTTATTTTAACTTTTAAGTATAATACAAAATGCAATTAACCAATTTTTCATATTATCTCTATTAATATCAAATTTTGTTGTAAAATCAATTAATTTAGTTCTTTTTTCATTATCTGGATTTAAATAGGCTAATGTTCTCATCATTTTAAATAAATTTTCTGTTTTTTGAGGACCTTTCTTAAAATTTAATTTAATATACTGAAATAAAAAAAATTTCAATAAATTATTATCAAACTGCATTGATGTATAAAGATCGCGTGCTTCTGAATAGGTCCATATTTTTTTATGAGTTTTTTTATTAACTAAATTATGAAGATCTACTGTCCAATTAAAAATTTTGTCGGAATTAATATTATTTTCAAAACTATATTCTGATTTATTAATATTACTTACATAATGATTTCTACAAATGCTACAAGGAATTATAACTTTAAATGAATCAAAAAATTCTATATATTTATCTTTATAACTTTCATCATAGAATAATGCACACATATGAAAAACTTTCCATGTCATTGGTTGCCAAGCTGTAGACATTATATATATAGGATATATATTATATTTTTTTTATGATAAAACCAAATTAAAATTTTATAATCTAGGTATTAAAAAATTAAATGATGTTCCATAATTATTATCAAAATTTTTTTTATTTATCATTGGTATAAAAAATGTGCAATTATTTAATAATAAATAATCATGATTTCCAATTTTGAATACATCTTTATTTTTTAATATTTGCGCTCTTTTTAAACTTAAATTTATTAATGTTATAGAATTATCTATTTTATTAATTAAATATTTTTGATTGAAGAATAAAGTTAAATAGCTAAGATTTTCATTTCTTAATTCTATACATAAACTAATATTATTAATATTATTACATTCTGGAATAGATGTATTATATAAATTTGCAAAATTTAAATTTACTGATTCTGTAATTTTTGCAAAATACATAGAATAATTCATTAATTGATAATTAAAGGTTTTTATTTGATAATTAGATTGTTGCTTAATACCATTATTTGTTTTATTTGAATTAATTGTATTATTTAAATTATTGGTATATTTTTTTATTTCTTCTTTAATAATTTCATCATTCTTTATTGGCAATAATTCATTTTTTTTTGACTCATTATATTCTTTAGAAATATTAACTTCCAAATCAGTAAAAAGTTTATTAAAGTCATTTATTATTTTTTCTAAATCTAAATCATTTCCTGATAGATTATTATCTACTGAATTTTTATTTTTAACAATTTCATCTATTTTTTCTTCAACTATTTTATTTGAAGTATGTAAATTATTTTCTTCATGCCTTTTATTTATTTCAAAAAGTATTTTATTAGATTTTTCTTTAAATTCTTCTTCATTATAAGGTAATTCTTTTACAACAATATTTTTAACTTCTATATTCTCTTCTTTTTTTTGTTCATTATTTTCTAAAGAATGATTATCTTCTTTTATTAAAATATTTTCTTCAACAGGTTCTTCTTTAACAGGTTCTTCTTTAACAGTCAATTCATTAATTAAAATATTTTCTTTAACAGTTACCTCTTCAATAGTTACCTCTTCAACAGTTACCTCTTCAACAGTTACCTCTTCAATAGTTACCTTTTCAACAGTCACCTCTTCAACAGCCTCTTCTTCAACAGTCACTTCTTCAACAGCCTTTTCTTCAACAGTCACTTCTTCAACAGCCTCTTCTTCAACAGCCTCTTCTACTACAGCCTCTTCTTCAACAGCCTCTTTTTCAACAATATTTGTTAAAATTTCTTTTTCTTTTTCTTTAATAATAGGGTTTTCTATTATTTCTACTTCTTCTACTTCATCATCTGAAGATTCTTCATCTTCACATTCCTCATTTTTTTCTATTTGTAATGGTGCTATATATTCATTGTAAAATTCAGTTTTAATAATTTTTATAGAAGAATCAATTTCGGGAACATAAGACTCTTTTGGTTTAGAATTATTTAAAATAGAATCAACTAATGAATTATTACTATTGTTTGAAATATTGGTAATATTTTCATAAATACTTCCATTAAATTGAATTATTTTAAAATCATTATCATCAGTAATTATGTTTTTAATATTTTTTATAAAATATAAAAGAGAATTATTAATAAATAAACAATACTTTTTTTGTTTTTCATCAAATTTTATATTGATTTTTAATTCTTGCATTTTTTTCTTTGGTGTTATACTAAAATTTTGACTCTCTTCCATTTTATTAAATCGACTATCATCTAAATTTTTTGAGGTTATATTTTTATACAAAATAAATTGTTCTGTTTTTCCTTTTAAACTTAATACATTAATTTTATTATTAATTAATACATTTTGTAATTGAAGTTTTTTCATTTATAACTAAAAAGAAATTTTTTATTATATATTTACGTAATGTTGATAATTAAAAATTAACTTATAATTCAAAAATATAGATTTATCAAAATCTTTTATGTTGTTTGAAATAGATTTATCTAAAAAATATATATATGAATATTTTATGTAAAAAAAATTAAATTTATCAGTACTGTTAAAAACTTAAATAATAAATAATATAAATAATTCAGACTTAAATAAAAATTTATAATTTAATAAATTTGAAAATATTGTATAAAAATAATTAATTTTATACTCTTTTTTATTTGAAAAATGCTCAAAATCAATAATTGTTACATGATATTTTAAAATATTAATACTCATATCATCAATATTTATTTTTGAAATACTTTTATCATTATTTATTGAATACATTAAGTTATTTAATTTTAAAGTATCACGCAAACTAAAAATATCATTATGATATATTTTTAATTTATGATTTATATAATAAAATATTAAGAGTAATTGTCCTAATATATTTTCAGAATTTTTTTTTGATAATGATTTTATAAAAGTTCTATTTATGTCTCCGCCTAATTTCTTAAATATGCAGACATTTTCCTTTACTTCAAAACATTTTTTATATAGTATAGGAATTTGAATAAAATTATCAAAATTATCTTTTTTTATTTTTTCATCATATTTTCTAAAAAATATATATTCCATCCCTTCATTTTCAAATTTTTCTTTTTTAATAATATATTTTTTATCATTAATCTTTATAATTCCAACATTTTTATATTTAATTTTATCAATTGGATCTGTAAATAAACTATTTTTTATTGGAATAGTACAAATATTCAAGTCTCGAATATTTTTATTCATAAAAAATTATAATAAATATATATATTATTAAGTTTTATTTATTTCTATTAAGTTTTATTAATTTATATTACAATAATAAAAAATTATTTTCTATATTTTGAGCTTCATTATTAACAAGTCCATTTTCCAAAATAAGATTACTATGTTCAGGATTTCTTAAAATAATTAATGCACTACTATTAGGATCCCTACCTGCTCGACCACATAATTGATATAATGTATTTTTCGTTGCATTTAATGATCCTAAAACATCAACAATACTTAATTGTGACAAATTAATTCCAAAAATCATTTGTTCGCTAAGAAAATATTCTTTATACATATTTTTATATTTTAAGAAAGTTTCAGTTTCAATTACACTTGAATTTTCTGGTTCATAAATACCAATGGCTGATAAAAATAATTTACCATATAACTCGTCAAAATGCTGCAGATCTTCAACATTTCCAAAAACACTAGTATTTGGATTTTTAATTTTTAATCCATTACCAAATTTATTAGAATGTGCTATAGAATTCAATAAAAATTCAGCTGGCCATTCAATTCTTTGATTCTCTATATGTTTCAATAATTCAAATTCTTCATCTTGAGTCTCTTTTTTACTCTTACGCGTTGATTCTAATTCAGCATTTAATGCTTTTACATCTCTTTCGTATTTTGCAATAACAGATGATAATCGCGGACTTCCTTCAAGAAATGTTTTTGATACATCACTAATAAGTCTTGAAAAACCATCAGAAGCACCAATGTGCAATGTTTTCTTATTATGAAAATGAATTGCATTGGATTCTAATATGTTTTCAACATCTAAGTCTTTAATTTTCATAATGTTTCTCACGTTGTGAGAAATTTTTAGTAAAAGATCACTATTATTGGAAGACACAATAAATCTTAATATTTCAATTCCATAGTTTCTTAAACTTGTATGAGTTAAAAGTCCAAGATGAGGGAAAAAAGTATTAAACTTTAATTCATTTGGAAGATCGGCATCTATTATTTTTGACATAATAAATACTACTTCTGGTGAATAACCTCTTTGAATTAACGGTTCATTATCTAATAAATTCAAAATATTTTGTAATTCTTCAAAGTCAGTCGCATTTTGATGAGGGAAAAATATATTTCCAAATGAATCAATAAATGTGCAACTAATTTGCTGTATATTTGATTTTTCACATTCAACAAAAGACTCATCTGGAAGAGAATGTCTTGTTTTAAAATTATTAATAATACTGGGAATTTCAATTGGCTCTGCTAAAGTAGCTGAAACTAAAACGGAAATTCGCGGTAAAATAGACATAATTTTAGTAGTAATCATCAATTCAGATGCTGCAAATGCTTCATCATAATAAGGAATAAAAAGATCGGGAAATTCAGATAATAAATCATATGCAGAATCCAAATCAGAAATAATCATTTCTGGCAAATTATCTGCTTCATTAATATCCGAAATATTAAATTTTTTCAATCTTGTTTGTTGCGTTAAATTTAAAAAATTAAGGACTTGTTCATTAAGATCATCGCTGTATCTCAATCTACTAAATTCATCATTCTCTTCTTTACTCTTTTTCCTATAATTAACTTTACAAAAATCGGCATAGCAAGAGTTATGAGGTCTAACAACGGTAACTACTTTACTCGTGGTTTTATCCATCCTTTGGAATGCTAACCAGAATTTAATATCTATATTAACACCAACACATAAGACGGAAACTTCATCTCTAACAATACTATTGGGGCATAAATAGAGTAATATTTTCTTTTTATACCCAATTACACCTTTTTTAATACTATTAATATTTGAGATACCTTTTGCAATAATAATTGATAAAAGTGTTTTACCATTTGCTGGAGGCACTTTGTAAAAGTACAATAAAGGTTCATTATTTAATAATGATTCTGTAATTTTTGCTAAAACTCGTTTTTGTTCGTCATATAATTTTATAGATGATGGTTTTTCTCTATCCCAATAAGAATTGGAAATAATTTGATTTTCTTCAGAAATTATCTTAAATATATCATTTAAATTAATTTTAGTATTAATTAATGTTTCTAATTCTACTAAAAGCTGTTCAGATTTATTAATTATAGATTGTGTCAAAAAATATTTAGAGTCTTGAATGGCTCTAAATAAGCTAATAGCACAGTTTAAATAGATGTGTATATCAATCTCTTTATCTTTATTCTTTATTAAATGTAAAACCCAATAAATAATATTAAAAAAAGATTCTTTAGGGTTTTTTGTTGAACATGGCAAATTATTGTTAATAACTAGCGTGCTTAGAAAAGTTTTTATTTTCTTATTTTGTTCTTTTTCAAAATTTTCAAGGCGAATTTTTTCCGCTCCTGATAATACCTTTTTCTTCTCTTTTTTAGCTGGCTTTTTTTTAGATTCATTAATATTTGTTTCAATCGATTCATCAATATCTAAAATATCAAATGCGAAATTAATTTTCTTCTCTTTCAAAAATTTATTAAAATTTTCAATAAAAATATTTAATGAAAATTTTTCACTTGTAATATCAAAAATAGTTTCTACTATTCTTCCTCCATTACATATATTTTCAATTACTTCTAAACCTTGTCTAAATAATTGAGTGATTTTTTGATCATCTTTTCGACGATCTTCAATTGCTTTCCAATTTACTTCTCCACCTTTTGATGTGACACCTGTTTTTACTTCAGTTGTCATTTAATTATATATATATTATTTATAGACTTTATGTAAAATATTAACTATTTATAAATAATAATCAATTTTTAA